TCACGGTTTCACGGAATCGCCGCCCGCGGAATCAGCCCCCGGCAAGTCGTCCAGCGTCAACGGCTGGCCCTCTTTTGCCATACGTTCCCGCACGGCCTGTAAAATATATCCCTGTATGCTTTGCCCGGACGCTTTTGCCGCGGCTTTTATTGCATTTGCTTCCGGTGTCAACGGTTTCAGGTTTATTTGCGTGCATTTTGCGTTGTATTTGTCGTTATTCAGTCTTTTTCTTGCTGATACAGCCATAATATTACCCCTGTTTATTTTTATATATAAAATATAGCATTTTCGCCCAACCCTGTACAGTGTCAATTTGCACAAAGCACGGTATAGGGTTTTGTGCAAAACGCAGAAAGCACGGTATAGGGCTTGACAATCAACCCTGTACCGTGCTAGAGTAGTGCCACAGCGGGCGACACGGTACAGGGTTGCAAGCTGAATAAGCCGAAAGGAGAAAAGCCGCATGAATAAGCACTTTTTCGAGCTGCCGAAAGCCGTCAAGTGTGCCGTTTGGGCCGCGCTCATGGCTGAATGGGCAAAGAAAAAAGCCGCCAACCGCACCACCGGTTGACAGCTCGCAAGATGGGATTTGAACAGCTCATCTTGCAATGATTTTACCAGTTTCCGCCGGTAAAGTCAAGCGGACACTTTGCAAGGGCTGCACCGCTCAACAAAGCAACCCATGCCCACCACCCCGCCGGGGTGAATCAAAACCAGAAGGAGCCGACACCATGACAGCATTTGACAAGAAAGTAAACCAGATCGCCGCCCGTCACCGGTGGAACATCGAGAAGCAAGCCCGCGCCGCTGTCCCTTGCTACATCATCGCCGCCCCAACTTATGAGGATACCGGGAAGATCGTTGCTGTTCTGAATCGCTGCAAGGGCTTGTACCATGAAACATTGACCCCGATTCACTATGAATCGTGGGCGGTCAAGGTGTATGACGCCGGACAGATCGCCGCATATCGGGAACGCGAACGGCAAAAAGCCGCCCTTGTTGATGCTTTCTATATGGCATTGAAAGCCAACGGCGGCGACCAGAACGCCGCGAAAGCTGCCCAGCGTGAAAAGGCGGTGCAATGGAACGCCGTCGAAGTGTTCAATGAAATTTACGCATGACCCCCGGATACCTTGACGGGCCGCACCACGAAAAGCGACCCGATCCCACCACCCCGACAACAGCCGGGAGAAAGCCGAACACCCACCACGAAAGCAAAAAGGAGATACGAACCATGAAACGAATCATCACCGCCGCCGCTCTGGCTGCTGCCCTTTTGGCAGGCGCACCCCGCGCCGCTGCTGTCTGCCCCTACACCGTCGGCCCGCTGGGTCGGTACATCGCCCCGGCCACTGTGCAGGGCATGACCGCCACCGACGACGGGAACGCCGTTGAAGTCTGGTGCACCGACGCGCTGGACGGTGACGACTGGTTTTTTACCGTGGACAACAAAACCGAATTGAAGATTTACAGCCGTGTAAATCTGGTGATCGACGCCAACGGCACCCCGGACGACTACAGCGACGACAAAGTTATTGACGCCCTGTTTTGCAACGACTGCACCGAAGATTGAAAGGAGATTGCCGAATGCGTTACCAGATTGTTTACATGAAGCGGGGTTTTCCCCTCACCACATGGGCCAACAGCGCCGACCGGGCGCACCAGCTGGCCGAACAGCTCCGCCGGGTTGGTTATTCCGTGGACGTGTGGCAGCACACCGAAAAGGGATCACGGAAAACCGATCTTTGACCCCCGCCGGACACCTTGACGGGCCGCACCGTAAAGCGACCCGATCCCACCGCCCCGGAAACATCCGGGAGAAAGACGAACACGAACCACGAACCGAAAGGAACGACCATGAAGAAACTGAACGTTTACAGCGTGTATCTGGACGACGGGAAAGACGTTTTTCGCGTCACCGTCCCCGCCGCCAGCAAGAAAGACGCCGCCGAATATGTGCGGGGCAACGGCGACGTTGTAGCCATCAAACCCGCCGACCTGCAGGACATCGACCTTGACGCACTGGCCGACACGCTCAAGCGTGCCCAGTGGGGCCAGATGGAAATTGACATCATCACCCGCGCCCTTGCCGCTTGCGGTCTGGATCGCTGAACGAAAGGAGCACGAACCATGTTGACCAAATTAACCCCGATCGAGACCGCCAGCGAAATCATTTACCAGCGTCACATCATCCAGAAGTTGCGCCGGGAAATGACATACACCCGCCGCCCCGATCTTGTACAAAACGGGATCGACCATGCCCGGCTTGCTCTGAAATGTGCATACCGCGGCTATATGTACACGATTTGACCCCCGCCGGATACCTTGACGGGCCGCACCGTAAAGCGACCCGATCCCATCCACCCGGCCCCGCCGGGAAGAACCACAACAAAAAGCGAAAGGAAGTATTTACCATGACGAACAATCAAATCATCCGCAACGAAGCCGCCCGGCTTGACCCCGCCACCCTGCACGCCATCGCCACCGCGCACCACACCCCGGACGAGATCGCCGCCATTGCCGCCGCTTGCAAGACCACCGACGAGAACGGCAACGAACAGCCCGCCACCGTGGCCGATGTCGAAATCATGCTTGCAGCCGACGAGCTGCACACGTTCGACCACTGGAAGAAAGAGGGTAAGAGCGTCAAAAAGGGCGAAAAGCATCTTGTTTGCTGCTACCTCTGGAAGTACACCACGAAGCCCAGCAAAGAGCAGCGAGAAAAAGCAGCGGCAGAGGGTAAGGAAGCGGCCCCCGATCCGCATTACTACCCCACGAAATCGCACTTGTTCAGCTGCTTACAGGTTGAAAGCAGCAAGCCCGCCCCGGCTGGCCGGTTTGGATCGACCGCCGCAATTATTGAGTATAACAAGAAGCTGGCAGCCGAACGGAAAGCGGCCAAAGCCGCAAAGGAAGCCGCCGAAAAGGCAAAGGCCGAAGCCCCCGCCCCGGTCATCATCGAAGAACACCACGAGTTGCCGGAACTGGTGCACGTCGATCCGCTGCCCACGAAAAAGGCCGCGGCAAAGAAGAAGCCCGCCGGGCCGAACATGAAAGAACTGAAAAACGCTTTCGTCAAGAACTATTCCCGCCTGTACCAGACCGACGACGACCACGAAAGCGGCGAGTTTTGCGACGCCGTGGACAAGTTCGACGAGTTGAGCGCCAACGATCCCCAGTTTGCCGCCACCGTCCAGAAGTTCAATAAATACATGGGCGACCTTATCAGCAGCGACCGCGAAGCCGCCGCGTTTGTAATGGCCCTTGACGATTTGGAAAAGGCAAAGATCCCCGAAATGGTTCCCAGTGTGCAGCAGCTTTGTTTTGCATAACACAAAACGGACACCCCAGCAGGGCCGCACCGCTCAAAGCGGCCCCGCCCCACTTCCCACCGGCACCCCGCCGGGGGATCGTCACGAAACACGAAAAACGAAAACAGGAGGCTTGAATTTATGTCTTGCATGATGCTTTCCCCCGCCCACATCGCCACCGTTGCGCACGGTCTGGCGTATGTGGGTCTACCATTCTTCTATCGGCCCGTTGTATATCGTCCCAACCGGTGACGGCCTGTTCGGATTTCTGTACAACGGCATTATCTGGGAAGCCTGCCCCACTCCACAGATTGAAGCAGACAATGTATACTGCCGTGCCACCGGCTGCCCCGATGCTTCAAATCTGGAAGAACTCCCTCACGATTTATCGGAGTGGACATACATTTCCAAATAAGTTCCTCTCGCCCGGTTCAATGCTTCTTCGGCATCGTCCGGGCGAACTTTGTTTTTGTGGAACAGCCGCACGATGATCTGCGCCAGTTCTTCGCGTACCTTTTCCCTATACTCCGGTGAAGCCTCTGCCGCTGCCGGGTCATACAAGCGCGGGTACGCTTCCATAAAGGCTTCGCTGTCCAGCAGTTCTTCCATGATCCGCAGGATCAGGCGACGTTTCAGCTCCGGCGTTTTGTTCAGCGCTTCTACAATGTGTTCAGGTTTCAGCGTCATGCGCTTCGCCCTCCTGCTTTTCGGGTTCGTCGCTGCGTGCAAAGAGCTTTTCAATGCTTTCCTCTGCACCCAAAGCCGCCTTGACCTTGATAGCCATTTCCACGCTCATGTCTGAGCCGCCATTCAGTTTGTAGTACATCGTACTGCGGGAAGTCCCGACTTCTTCCGCCAGTTCTTCTACCGTTTTGCCACTGATACGCAGATACTTTTCAGCCAGCGGATATACCATTGCGCCATCCTCCAATCCTAAGTTTCGTATTTGCGACCACTATAGCACTAGAATTAGTATTTGTCAACCGTTTCAATACTATTTTTAGAAAATTCTTTTTATTTTTCGGATGTTCGGCATTGATTTTTCCTAATTCTAGGACTACAATATAAATAAAGAAGGGAGCCTACACTATGACCAGAGAAGAACTTTTGAAATCCTACATCCTGAAACAATATAGGACTGTAAAAGATTTCTCCGTTGCAATCGGATTGCCTTATACAACCATTGACGGTATCCTTCGCCGTGGTGTAATGAATACTCGCGTCGAAAATATGATCCGCGTATGTCAGTTTCTCGGAATCTCACTGGATGCTCTTGTTGCCGGGCGCATTGAGCCGTATTCTGACAGGCCGTCTTTCTCCATCGACGATGTATCCGCGCTGGAAAAATATCACAACCTTCCTGCGTCCGATAAAGAAACCGTGGACTTCGTTTTGAACCGTCATGCTCAACGCGCAGAAAGCGCAGAAACTACCAAAGTGTAAGCGAATAGAATCCATGATGTTCCCTTGTCAAGCAAGGGAACATCCCGCGTGCTATCCTCTCCTTCCGATAGTTAGGATAGCACGCGGGCGCTCATTACTTTTTTGAAGCATTTTCTGAAAGTCCCTCAGTTTATTCCGTTTTGCTTCATTTATTCTTTATTTTCGTAAAATTTGCAAAAAGAAAAAGCCCGCCGGGCCGAAGCCTGACGGGCTATAAATGAAACTGTATTTATATGATCCTGCAGTGATTTATGATTTTTCGTCTCACGCCTTGCGCTTTCGTCTAATCCGCAGGCCAATGAGACGATTACCTGAAAGGACACTCAAGGTATGGCAAAAAGAAAATTCAACAAGGGCGGCGAAGTGCGGCTGGTCGCCTATTACAGATACAGCGGCGGCAGCGGGCAGACCGAGCAGTCCATTGAGGGCCAGCGCCGGGACTGCGAGACCTACGCCCGCCTGCACAACATGACCATTCAGAAAGAATATGTGGATCGCCACATCAGCGGCAAGACCGATGATCGTGCAGCGTTCCAGCAAATGATTACTGACAGCGACAAGGGCGCATTCGATATGGTGATTTGCTGGAAAACAGACCGCTTCGCCCGGAACCGCTATGATTCTGCCGTGTACAAGAAACGCCTGCGTGACAACGGCGTTGAGATCGTTTATGCCGCAGAATCCAATATCGCCGGTGCGGAAGGTATCATCATTGAGGGCGTGATGGAAGCGCTGGCCGAATACTACTCTGCCGAGCTGGCCGAGAAGATGCGCCGCGGCATGAGAGAAAGTGCCCTCAAGGGGCAGGCCATCAGCCGATGCCGTGCCCTTGGCCTGAAAACGGACGAACACAAACGGTTTGTCATTGATGAAAAGACCGCTCCCACCGTGCGCTTTATCTTTGAGCATTACGCCGCCGGGGAATCTGCCATGTCTATTGTTGAACAGCTCAACGCTAAAGGACTGCGCACCAGTCAGGGCAACCCCTTCAACAAGAGCAGCATTCCCCGGATCATCCAGAACGAAGCCTATCGCGGCGTGTATGTCAGCAAATCGTATGACGTGCGCATTGAAGGAGCCATTCCGGCCATTATCGACAATGAACTTTGGGAGAGGGCACAAACCATGTTGAAATTGAACCGTCAGCTCAAGGCAAAGAATGAACCGAAAGCGGACTATATCCTGTCCGGCAAGCTCTACTGTTCCTGCGGTTCCCTTATGCGCGGCATGAGCGGGCACAGTGCCACTGGCGAGGTCTACCGCTACTACACCTGCCCCAATAAGGACTGCCACCTGAGGAACATCCCGAAGGACGATCTGGAAGGAAAGGTCATGCAGTCCATCGTGGATCACCTCTTGCAGCCGGAATCTATGGAAGCACTGGCCGAAGCTATGGTCGAGGTGCAAAAGGCCGACGCTGAAAAGCCCAACGCCGAACGTGTAGCCATCGAACAGAGCCTTGCCGATGTCCGCCGCCGCAGTAAAAACATTTTGGACGCCATTGAAAACGGCACTGCCAATGCGCAGCTGTGCGCCCGTCTGAATGATCTGACCGAGCAGGAGCAGACCTTGAGCTTCCAGCTTTCTTCTCTGGAAAAGGAGAAGCCTGTTGCGTTCACCAAAGAGCAGTACCTTTTCCTGCTGGAACAGTTCTTGGTGGAGCCATCCGAGCGCACACCGGAGTATGGTCGCCGTCTTGTTAACACTTTCGTAACAAGTATGGTAGTTAGTGACCGTGAACTGGTTATCAATTTTAATGTTTCGGACGAAACCGTTAACAAAAACAAAAAAGCATCCCAGACAAGCTTACAAAAAGAAAGTTCGTCTGGGATGCGTCTGGTCCGAGTGGCGAGAATCGAACTCACGGCCTCTTGA